CTTTTGATGTTGGCGACTCTGACAAAATGGCTGAAGCACAAGATCTCATGGCTAAACTCGCTATTGAGAACGAAAGACTCAGAATCCAAAAAATCCGTACTGAGCAAGCGGGAGCAGCTCAAAATAATGAGGCAAAGGTCAATGCAGAAGCAAAGCAAAATCAGCAAAGACAAGCGCCTCAAAAACAAGATTTAGAACCAAAGCTACAAAAATGGTTGGATGGTAATTCTTGGTTCGGAACAGACATGGTTATGACTCGTGGAGCGCAAGCAATACATGAGCAACTCGTAGGTGCAGAAGGATTTGATCCTGTATCAGACGATTATTATAATGAAGTCAGTAAGCGTATGGCTACTGAATTTCCACACAAGTTTAAGGGAGGACAGAAGAACGCCCAATCTGTAGCTCCTGCGTCCAGTGGACGGTCTATGAAAAGGGGTGGTAAAAAAACTATTGAGCTAACGCCAGGTCAGGTAGCCTTTGCTAAAAAAATGAGGATACCTTTAGAAAAATACGCACAGGAAGTAGCAAAAATAGAAAAAAATAAGGGAGTAGCATAATGTCAGAACGTACTAATCGAGAGTCGCAAACTCGTGAGAAAAAGGCGAGAGTACAGACATGGAAGCCACCGTCAACACTTGACGCTCCAGAGCCGCCTATAGGCTATAAGCATAGATGGATAAGAGAACGAGTTATGGAATATGATGATAGATCAAACATCCATAAACGATTAAGAGAAGGATATGAATTAGTTCGTGCTGAAGAATATCCAGAGTTTGATGCACCTGTTGTAGATGAAGGCAAGAATGCTGGAGTAATCGGTCAAGGTGGACTTTTGTTAGCACGGATACCTGATGAACTTGTTGAGCAAAGAAATAGCTATTTTCAGAGTAAGACAAATAATCAAATGGAGGCAGTGGATAGAGATATGATGAAAGATTCAAACTCTGCAATGCCTATGTTAAAACCAGAGAGACGGTCTCAAGTAGCCTTTGGCAAAAAAGCCGTTGATTAATAAATTTAATTAATTTAGGAGAACGAAAAATGGCTAATAAAGATGCTGCATTCGGACTGCGTCCTATAGGCAGAATAGGTGGAACACCCTATACTGGCGGACAAAGCCGATATAGAATCGCCAGCAATTATGGAACTGCTATCTTCCAAGGTGACATGGTTATGCACGTTACTGGTGGAGGAATAGAAATTCATGCAGATGGTGGTACTGTTCCTATCGTTGGTGTGTTTAACGGATGTCGTTTTACAGACCCAACAACAGGAAAAGAAACTTTTTCAAACTTTTACCCAGCAAGCACTGCTGCGGCTGATATAGAAGCGTTTATCATTGATGACCCTATGGTTATTTATGAAATCCAAGCTGCTATAGCTATGCCAATAGCTGACTTATTAGGTAACTTTGATGTTGTTTATACAACTGCTGGTAGTACCGTTACTGGTATTTCAGGAGCTGAATTACAAGTTACTGACGGAGGTACATCAACAGGTTTACCTCTAAAGGCAATTGATATTTCAAGAGATCCTGAAAACTCAGATGTTGCTTCAGCACATACTAATGTGCAAGTTGTGATAGTTAACCATGTATTCGGTCTTAAAGGGGTCGGATTAGCTTAGTAATTAGGAGAAATTAAATGGCTATATCAAGAGCGCAACTCGTAAAAGAGTTAGAACCAGGTCTAAATGCCATCTTTGGCATGGAATATGACCGTTACGACAATGAGCATGCAGAAATCTACGATACAGAATCATCAGACAGAGCGTTTGAAGAAGAAGTAATGATTAGTGGATTTGGTAATGCTGCGACTAAATCAGAAGGTAGCGGAGTTGCCTTCGATAGTGCTAACGAAGTATATACATCAAGATATACAATGGAGACAGTTGCATTAGCTTTCGCATTAACTGAGGAAGCAATGGAAGATAATCTCTATGACCGTCTTGGTGCTAGATACACAAAGGCACTAGCAAGATCAATGGCACACACAAAGCAAATTAAAGCTGCATCTGTTTTAAACAATGCGTTTAGTTCTAGCTTTACTGGTGGTGATGGAAAAGAGCTTTGTGCTACAGACCATCCTCTAGGTGGTGGTGGATCATTTTCAAATGAACCATCAGCGGCCGCTGATTTAAACGAAACATCACTAGAAAGTGCATTAATTGACATTTCTGGTTTTGTTGATGAACGTAACATGGTTGTTGCTCTTCGTGGTATGAAGTTAATCATTCCACCTGCGTTACAATTTGTTGCTGATCGTTTATTAGAGTCAACTCTAAGACCTGGAACTGCTGACAATGATGTCAACGCAATGAAGAATATGGGAATGTTACCAGAAGGTTACGTTATCAACCATTTCTTAACAGACACAGATGCGTTTTTCATTAAAACAGATGCTCCAAATGGTTTCAAATATTTTGAAAGAACACCATTAGGAACAAGCATGGAAGCAGACTTCGACACAGGAAACATGAGATATAAAGCTAGAGAGCGTTATGCTTTCGGTTTCTCTGATCCTCGTTGTGTGTTTGGATCACCAGGCGCAGCTTAACGAACAATTGTTCGATTATTAAAAGGGTGGCTTGCGAGTCACCCTTTTTTTATGTATAGTATTATTAATACCTTGACAGTCGGATAATCTGGCTGACATTTGCCAAGACAAGGAGATTTACATGGCTACTACAACTTTTAAGGGTAATGTCCGATCTGAGACAGGATTTACTCAATTTTCTACAAGTGCATCAACAGGTGCAGAAACAACTAACACAACTATAGACTCAAGTGGAAATATTGCAATTGGTGGAACAACCACAAGATTAACACCAGAAAACATTATAGATTGGGATTACATTTCATGCCCAACTCCTATTGTTGGAACGCTCACAGGAGCAGGTGGTGCTGATGGAGTTATGGCTGACGGTGAATTATTCAGTATGCTTTTTCCTGGAAAAAACGGTCAAGTAACACAAGTTCAAGGAAGCATGATTGCGGCACACACTGTTGCTGCAAGTGGCTTTATGGTAGAAGGCACTATTCCAGTCACTGACACAAATAACACCGTAGCAGGTTTAAACCTACAAGGTGATGCTGCAACAGCAGACAACACAGGTTTAGAACTTATCTTTGGTGGAACACAGCATGGTGGTGGTGCTTCATGTACTATTGGAACACATGGAATGGTTTTTGATGCAACATTTAACAGTGTTGACTTTACTGACCAAGATTGTGTTGCAATCGGATTTAGAAAAGCAGAAGAGTTTCAAACAGGACACCAAGCTATCATAGCAGCAGCATCAGGTGATGCTGTTTATACAGACTATGTAGCTTTTGGCGTATTGTCACCCGATGATGTTCAAATATCAACTAGACTTAATGATGGCACAACAGCACATGTTGACTCAACTCAAGCAACGGCAGCAAGTGGTAATCACAGATTCCAAGTTACTGTAAGTTCTGCTGGTGTTGTAACATTCGCTCATATTGGTGCTGCTGTTATGAGTGCAGGTACTTTAGCTGCACCAAGCACAACAAAAGCATTTACTTTTGATGACGGTGATGTGGTAGTTCCTTATTTAAGTATTTTAAGTACAAATGCAGATTCTGCAATACACTTAAAAGCTATTAAGATAACTCGTACACCTGGAATTAGTTACACAGACTAATACCTAACTATATAGTGGGGGTTAATTACCCCCACACTTTTATAAGGAGAATAATATGGGAATGTCAGGTGGTAAGTCAGACGTAAAACCAGCTTTTATAAGTGATGAAGTTGCTGCAGATGATAACTTTATTGTTACAGCAGCAAGACCAGATACAACAGCAACATTAGCGAATACAGCTTTTGCTTCTGGGGGTGCTAGAATTTTATCAGTAAAAACTTCTGGTACTGGCGATAATGCTAAAACAAACACTATTGTTGGAACGGATGTTTTTGATAATGCTTTAACAGAAGTAATTGTTTCTACTGGTTCTGCTGAAGCTGTTGATGGTACTAAATTTTTTAAAACAGTTACTTCAATTACAAGTTCTGCTAAATTCGCAGCTAATATAGAAATAGGTTCTATTGCTTCTGCTGCACAAGCCGTTGGTGGTGGCATTAGAGTTCGTCTAAAAGGATTCTCAATTGTATCTGGTGGCTCTACTGGAACTGTTGAATTTATTGATGGAACTCCAGAATCAGGAACAGTATTGTTTAAAGCAAGAACAATAGGAACTGATAATACAACGCTTGATAGAACTATACCTCAAAATGGTGTTTTATTTGAGAGTGGTTTAAGTATTAGATACACTGTTGGCACAGTAGATATGATGACGTTCTTCTTCGCATAGAGGTAGAGATGGCTGAGAAAAAGAAAAAAGGCACTATGAAAGGTCACACCATAGGTGGTGGACAGAAAAGACCTACGAAGTCTGGTGCTGGCATGACTGCAAAGGGTGTCGCTAAATATCGTAAAGACAATCCTGGCAGTAAATTAAAA